GTGCAAAGCACTTAACAAGCCCAAAGGGTATAACCATGTTAAACGAATTTGATAAAGACTTAGCAAATATTGATTTATCAGCAGAAAACGCTGCCGAATTAATACTTGAGGCAGCAAACAAACGAGCAGAGGGTTTAGCTAATAAAAACGCTGAATTACTCGGCAAGGTTTCTAAAACTGAAACTTTATCGGCTGCTGAAAAAGCAAAACTAGCGGAGCTTGAGGCATTTAAAAGCACTGCTGAAATTGAAGCGGCTAAAGCTGCTGAGAATTGGAATCAAGCAAGCGAGTTGCAAAAAGCTGCTTGGGAAAAAGAAAAACAAGCGCTACTAGAAGAGAATACGAATTACAAACAGAGCGAAGCCAAACGATTGATCACGGATGGTATTAGCTCACAATTGAACGAGATAAAACTAAACCCGTTGTTTGCAAATACAACAAAGGCTTTCTTTGAGTCTCAATCAAAAGTCATCGACGGCAAAGCTATGATAGGTGACAAAACGCAAAGCGAATATATACAAGAATGGTCGCAGAGTGACGAAGGCAAAGCCTATTGTTTAGCGCCACAAAATTCTGGCGGTGATGGTCTTGGCGGGAATAAAGCGCCTGCAATCACATCAACAGATAAACCTTTAAGCAATAAAACGCAAGGCTATCTTGCTAATTTAAAATAGGAATTTTATATCATGGCTACGATTCAAATCGCTGACATTTACGACCCGCTTCGTTTTACCACTTTAGCTCAAGAGCGACAAGTAGAGAAAAACGCATTTATTCAATCTGGCGTACAAGTTTCAAACTCTGAACTATCTACACTTTGTTCACAGTCTGGTTTTTCTGGTGATATTGATAACATCAAGCCGTTAGAAACTGGTGAGCCAACTTACACAACTGACGATCCTACTGATATTTTAGTGCCTGCAAAGCTTGGTACTCAAGAATTGAAGTATCGCAAAGCAGCACGCGCAAAGTCTTGGTCTGCTATGAACTTAGCACAAGGCATTGCATTGCAAGACCCGTTAATGGGTGTAACTGACCGCATCGGTGATTATTGGGCAACTGATAACCAAAAGCGCTTAATTAATTCACTGCAAGGCATTCTTGCTGATAACGTTGCTAATGACAGTGGCGACTTACTTCATACTGTTGCAACTGATGCGGCTGGCGCAGTTACAGACGCAGAAAAAGCAAGTGCATTAAACTTCATTAAGGCTTTGGAGCTTACTGGCGATAAGTTAGATTTAATCGGTGCTATGGCTATTCATTCAAGCGTTTATTACGGCTTGTATGCAATGAATCTTATTACTTTTGTAAAAGAGTCTGAAGATTCAAGTTTTGCCACATTCCAAGGTAAGCGAGTTGTTGTTGATGATGCTTTAATCGTAACCGCAGGCACTAACCGCGTAACTTACACTAGTATTTTATTTGGTGTTGGTGCTGTTGAAGCGGGCGAAGGTAACATGCCTAAAACTTTAGCTTCTGAAATGTATCGCAAACCTGATTCAGGTAACGGTGGCGGTGAAGATATTATCTACTCTCGACGTACTGATATTATCATGCCTGTTGGCTTCTCGTTTGTCGGTGGCTCTGTTGCAGGTCAGTCTGCTACTTACGCAGAATTACAATCGGCAGCTAACTGGGATCGAGTTTGGGACGCTAAAAACATCCCTCTTCGTTTTTTACAAACCAATGGATAGTAAGTAAAATATAAAGGGGCTTAATTGTCCCTTTATTAAATAAGCTAAGGAAACATAATGACTAGTAAAAAAGAAGTCACACACGAGTCTTTAATTGAAGCAATCGTAAGTGCTGAAGAAGCACTTATAAAAGCCAAAGGTGAATACAAAGATTTCTGCAAAGAAAACCCTTTAACGCTAAAGCCTCAGATGACTAACCATGAGCTAAGAATGCTTCGTTTAAAAAACGATAAAGCCACCTTGGAAGACCATCAAAAAGCAAATAAAGCAGCTCAATCAACAGCACAGAAAGAGCAACTTAAACAAGAATTAAAAGGCTAGCACATGCAATCAATGACAGCCCCTCGCGGCAGATTAATTACAGCAAATACGCCAGTTGTTATTCTTGACGAATATGGCGCGCCAATTCAAATGATACAGAATACTACCGATGGAGATGCTAACGTTTCTTTTAACGGTGGAGTGTCTTTTGTGGTTAGAGCTTCTGAAACAATTGTTTTTGACTTGCCTATTTTTGGCGCTATTGAAAGCGATACCGATTTGACTGTTTTAGCATGATTATATCAAGGTTCAATATGAGTCCCTTGTCACTCATTGAGCAGCTACCAGTAAATACGCTAGAGCCTTTTATAGAGGGAACGCAAGAGTCTTTACAGGAGGTTACTGTCAATGATGGGTCATGGCGTAGCTATACAGAAAAGTCATTTACTTATCAGTGGCAACTTGACGGAGTTGATATAGTTGGCGCAACAGCTAAAACACTATTAATTCTTGTTGGCATGATAGGGAAAAGCCTGCGGTGCATAGTTAAATGCATTAATAGTAAAGGATTTAGATTAAAAGCGACAGTTGCAATAACTGTATTGGTATAGGTTTTATAATGCCAATATTGCCGCAATAAATAAGTTATAGCCCCTATATTGCGTAGGGGCTAGATTTTATTAAGCCTGTAAATCATATTTAGTAACGTTAAAATGCTTCGCCATTGCTATTACATCATCTTTACTAAAAAACG